CCATTCTCAAAGCCCGTTTGTTCTATCCTACATTCATTACTGGCCTTTCAGGCAACGGTAAAACGTTTAGTGTTGAACAAGCCTGTGCACAACTTGGAAGAGAACTTATCCGAGTAAACATTACTATCGAAACTGATGAAGATGATCTCATTGGTGGCTTCCGTCTTGTTGACGGTGCCACAGTCTGGCACGACGGTCCAGTTATTCAAGCTCTCAACAGAGGAGCTGTCTTGCTCCTTGATGAAATCGACCTTGCCAGTAACAAAATCCTCTGCCTCCAGTCAATCCTTGAGGGTAAAGGAGTTTTCCTTAAAAAGGTTGGAAGATTCGTCAAACCAGCAAAAGGATTTAACATCATCGCCACCGCAAATACTAAAGGTAAAGGCTCAGATGATGGACGATTTGTTGGAACTAACGTGCTTAATGAGGCCTTCCTTGAAAGATTCCCAGTAACTTTTGAGCAAGATTATCCCACTCCTAATTTTGAGAAGAAGATTCTTCTAAATGTTTCTTCTGCAGTTGGTGTAAATGATAAAGATTTTTGTAATAGACTTGTAGATTGGGCGGATATTATTCGTAAGACTTTTTATGATGGTGGAGTTGATGAGATTATCAGTACTCGTCGTTTAGTTCATATTATTCGTGCCTATGCTATTTTTGGTAAAAAGGAGAAAGCAATTGAGGTATGTGTAAATCGTTTTGATGATGAAACAAAGCAGTCTTTCTTAGAATTGTATGATAAAGTGGATGTTGATTTTAATTTAATTCAGGAGGAAAAATGAACCTCTGGAAAAATTACAAAGAAGTTCTCTTTGATACCTTTCCAGAGATGGTAAGGAATTATGAGTGGGCTAATTGGGAAGGTAAAGGTACTCATCTTATTGCCAATCTTTATACTCATGACTATTTTATTAAATCAAGAGAAGTAGAGATATGGAGTGATAAATCCTGTATCTATAACAATATAATTTATCCTAAGACTGGAAAAAATCTTCCTTGTTTTGGTGTAGATTTAATGGCTTTTTCAGAGAAAAAAGTTATTATTGTATTTGATTTTCAACATCCGGTGGAGAATTATTTATTTTCCGTGGAGGGATTGCCTAAAGGTAGAGGAGATTATAGATTCTTTGAACCTGGTAATCATTTCTCTGAGAACATATACATTCAATATTGTAAGATGGATGAAGTAGATAATCATCTGGAAATGTTTAAAACTTACTTGACAAAATATCGGGATATGGTAGAATTAGAGAAACCCAATGAATGTGAAATCGCGACTTATAAGGATTTTGATGCTTATATGACTAAATTAGATCCTGTTGGAGGATATCTTTCTAGTAAGTTTGGTAAGGATAAAGCAGAAGATTTAGTTAAGGGGTTTCTTTTTACTTATGGTTAATTCTTGGAATTTACTTTATCACGCAATTAATGGAACTATGGATAACGAATATCCTATTATTATTGGTACTGGCAGTACTGCAGGCACTATAACATTTGGTGAGGGTGATGGTACACCTTATATTAGTGAGGATGGATCAATAGATGATGTATATGATCATCATTTTCCCCTTACATGCGGTGACGCTACTTTTCACTCATCACGGATAAATACCGAGGTTCAACAAAAGGAGTCTATGGCGCATTATTTTAAATACCACGAAGCAGAAATCCTTAAGGATATTGAAGAGTATGTATCTTCTACTTATAGTGGACATTATACAGGAACTACCCATGAGTATCGTAATGTTCAAACTTTAGATTTGATGGCAGCAAGAGATGTTGCTGCTGGATTTTGTCAAGCAAATATTTTAAAGTATGGAAGTCGTTATGGTAGTAAAGAAGGGAGGAATAAAAAAGACTTGATGAAAGTTATACATTATGCTATGCTACTCCTACACTTTGATGATCATTATGGTAAGCCGCCTATGCCATCTGGAAATTTTGAACAAATGCCTTAATCATGAAACTGAGAGATTACACAATGAAATTATCTGACAACACTCTGACTATTTTAAAGAATTTTGCAGGAATTAATAATTCAATTCTTGTAAAGCAAGGTGATAAACTTCGTACTATTTCTGTTGCTAAGAATATTCTAGCAGAAGCAGTAGTTGATGAACAGTTTCCACGTGATTTTGCAATCTATGATTTAAATCAGTTTCTTAATGGATTAGGACTGTATCAAGATCCTGAAATGGATTTTAAAGAACAATCACATCTTATTATTAGGGAAGGTAAAAGACGTAGTGTAAAATATTTTTATGCTGATCCTAATGTTATAATTTCTCCACCAGATAAGGAGATAACACTTCCTTCAGATGATGTTCATTTTAAATTAGATAGTGTTGCGTTGGAGAAATTACTTAAGGCAGCAGCTGTATATCAAGCTCCTGATTTTTCTGTTGTTGGTGAAGCTGGTGTTGTTAAACTTGTTGTTCGTGATAAGAAGAATGAAACATCACATGCTTATGTTGATGTCGTAGCTGAAACTGATGAGGAATTTGTTTTTAATTTTAAAGTAGAGAATATTAAAATTATTCCTGGGGTATATGATGTAGTAGTTTCCCAGAAACTTCTTTCTAAGTTTACTAATACTCAACACGATTTAAAATATTATATTGCATTAGAACCTGATTCGACTTTTGGATAATGAAAATCACACAGCAGATTATAGATGATCTAGAGAAGGCTCTAGATATGCGTAAAAAGAATGGTGATCCTGTATGGGATGATGGAGATGAGATAGATGTATGTGTTGGTGGTACATTTGTTGCTGATAAGTTTATTAGTTTAATAAACAGAACTAAGAATCCTGTTGAATCTGCTGCACCACATCCAAATTTTGATTATGATAAAAATGAATGGATTGTATTGGGTGACAAATGAGTGATTTTATTTGGGTCGAAAAATATCGTCCCCAGAAAATTGAAGATTGTATTCTCCCTGAGAATATTAAGAAAACCTTTAGAGATTTCCTAAATAAAGGCGAAATACCGAATATGTTACTTTCTGGCCCTCCTGGGGTTGGTAAAACTACGGTAGCAAAAGCACTTTGTAAAGAATTAGGGGTAGATTTTTATGTCATTAATGGGTCCGACGAGGGCAGGTTCCTTGATACCGTCCGAAATAATGCGAAAAACTTTGCCTCAACAGTCTCGCTTTCGTCGGAAGCAAAGCACAAGGTTATTATCATCGACGAGGCAGACAACACCAGCAATGATGTACAACTTCTCTTACGGGCGTTCATTGAGGAATTTGCGGGTAATTGCAGATTCATTTTTACGTGTAACTACAAAAATAAGATTCTCGAACCGTTACATTCCAGGTGTGCGGTGGTTGACTTCTCGATTAAAGGTAAAGAGAAGCAGGAAGTTGCTGCCTCTTTCTTCAAGAGACTTAATGAGATCTTGGAAAAAGAAGGGGTGGAAACTGATAAGAAAGTCTTAGTAGAACTTATTAATAAACATTTTCCTGATTGGAGAAGGGTTTTAAATGAATGTCAGAGGTATTCTGTTAGTGGTAAGATAGATAGTGGTATCTTGGCTGCTTTCTCTGATGTTATTGTAGATGAACTTATTAAAAACCTTAAGGACAAAAACTTTCCTGAAGTACGTAAGTGGGTTAACAGTAGTATGGACAATGATACTACTGTACTTTTGCGTCGTATTTACGATAATCTTTATACATCCTTGGTCCCTTCTACTATTCCTGCTGCCGTCCTTGTTTTGGCTAAATATCAGTACCAAGCAGCTTTCGTTGCCGACCAAGAAATAAACATGCTTGCATGTCTTACAGAAATTATGGTGGAGTGTGAATTTAAATGAAAACGCAAATTAAAGAAAATAATTATTATTTTTTCTGGATTATTGCCATGATTGCTTTTATAGTACCACAAGTTATTACTGCATTGGCATATCATAGACTTGCTGATTATTTAAATGGTACACCAGTTAAAGTTCAAGTAGTGGATCCTGTTAAAGTGAATTGGCCATGAAACGATTTTTAAAATGGATTAAAAGGTGGCTTGATCTCTCTGACAATATACCTTGGAAAAAAGAAACTCCAGATTGGGAAGATACTGCCCCTTCAGAATATGAACCAAATGATGAAAAACAATGACTAAAAAATTAACTAAAAAACAAAGACATCAAGTTAAATCTAGGTGGTATTATCTCTTCTGGGGTGCTGCAACTGTATCAGTATTTGCTGGACAGATGTATGTGGGATCTGGTTATCGTAAGATGTCAAAGAGTTTTGATAGAATTGTAGATGGAGTAGTTTTACAGATAGAAAAAGAGTTAGAAGATCCTCTTAAATTCTACTAATGACTAAAGACGAAATTATTAAGGAGATTAGAGCACTCTGTGAAAAATTTGAAGAATTGGGAGGAGTATATATTGATCAAAGTGCCGTTAATACTCAAGGTC